CATTCTTCCATAATAGGGATCTCACTATCTGCTTGTTTAGCGGTCATCCATACAATACGATAGAACGGAAGATAGTTTGTGATACCTCCATTCGCTTCTTGCTTTTGCAATTCCATGAAATCAGCAATGAAATCACTGCCGAAAATCCCTAGATATTGAATAGGAGTTCCACCAGTTACTTTAAACTTTACATCTTGCCCATTAATAGGAATAGTTTTCTCTGCCATAAGGTTTATGCCCCTCCGTTACTTTTATTTATTAGTCTCCTGTGGGCGGCGTTACTTCATCAAGTGAAATAACTTGTTTGAAGAAGTTATCATATTCTTCTTTAGTTGTTGCCTCGCCTGTGTTCCAACGAATAGCCTTATCTGTTAAACGTGGTTTCGCTGTGAATGTTAATTCTTGACCTTCAATTTCAATTGACTCTGCAACCGTATTAGCTGTTTGAGATGGACGTGCAATAGATACATCGAAGAATACGAAACGTGTTGCTTCTTCATCACCGTCAATTTCAAATAGCAACGCAACATCATTTGGTCTTGCATCAGAAGATTCAAGTAAACCACCTTTAACAATCTTTTCACCTAATACATCTGTGCGGAATTTCTCTGTAATCATTGCAATTGAAAGAGTACCTTCATAACCTGTGTTTGCAGTACGTGAGAAATAAACGCCATTATCAGCGTAGAAGTTATTGCTATCACCTGTTGGATTTGCTTCTAAAGTAACTGCGCCTGCTAGTCGTACTGGTTCACCGTATTTATAAGAACCGTCTGCTTCACGTTCGATCAATGCATAGTGTACATTTGTCAAACCATATTGAACACGATTTTTTGCCATAAATTTGTTATCTCCATTCCATTATTTAATAAGTGTTACGTAATAAATACGCATATATAAATTTTCTTGAACTATGAATGATTCATCTGTTTCGTAATAGATATCATTTGAATCTAATAGTTCCTCAATTTTACTTTCAAGTTCTAAATCTTTTTGATCTGTATAGACTTCAAAGCGATAATTTAATATCTTCTTCCAGACCTTATTATCGGCACCGAAGTTATCGGAGTCTTCTTCCAAGTAAACTATAAACGGTGGATTTGGTACTGGATTTGATTCAGTCTTTTTAAAATGATTATAGGCAACCGGAACTTTCAGTGTACCTAACATCTTTGCTAGACCTTTTACGTCCATTAACGTTCCACCGCCTTTATTACTTCTTTTTCAAAATCTTTAATTAGTTTTTGTTCTACTGGTTTTATGTGAGTTTGCGCGTTTGTTCGTCCACCGCCTCTAGTAACATGCCCAAATTCTAGTAAGTGTGTAAGTTGATAATGTTCAGCATTCCAGATAACATAATCGTCTTTCTGTTTCTTTACTTTCCATCCAGTTGCATAGCCAGTAGACTTTCCTGCACGCACAGGAGATGTTTGTTTAAGTCTTTCTGCACCTTCTTTAGAAAGACGTTTAGCAACTTCATCTACTTCTTCCTCAACTACATCAGCATATTTTGCCAGTTGTTTTGTAATAACTTGTGCTATTTGATCAATGTCAACTAAGTCAGCCATTATTAAGCACCTACCTTAAACTCACAGTATAGCTCGATATCTTCGCCTTTTTCATAAGTTCGATAAACCACATATTTTTTGTTGTTGTAAATTACTGTCTGTTCATTTTCATAATCAGCGAGGCGCATAATAAAAGCATACTGCGGCTTAAATCCATTTTGCCCTGCACTAAAGAATTCCGTTTGAGAAACGCTTTTCTTATCACAATATACCTGTCGTTTTTCTTCTTGTTTAATTTCTTGGTGAAGTTCATCTTTCACATACTTAACTTGTACCAGTTCCAAAACATCTTTAAACATTGCCATTGTATTCACCGCTTAAAGCCAAGTGAGATTTCAAATATTCATAACTTGCTTGATACTTCTCACTATCTTTATTCTCTAGTCCAAATTGTGCTTTACAGTACAGCGTTACTGCACGCAATATTAATTTATCCTCAGGCAACTGCCTTGTTACGCCGGATAATTTTAAATCCAATAGTGCTGAGTCTATTAAATCCTGCATTTCATCATCAAATTGATCGTTTATTATTCTTAGCGATTTCTTTACTTTCTGTAACATTGCTATCGCTCACTTTCTTAGAACGACTTGTAGTACGCTTAGGAGCTTTCTCTCCTAACGCTTCCTCGTTCGGTCTGATATAACCTAATTCATATAATTTTTTCACTTTATCCTTATCTTCTGAAATATAAAAAGAGTCGGGGAAAAGTAGTTCCCCTGACTCCTTATTAATAAACGGCTTCAATACTAAGTGCTTCATTTTCTAACACGTCCTTATTTAGTTCTATTACGCACTAGGAGCTACTAATACTAATGCTCGCTCGTCCGTAACAGCGCCGTCCATGATCGAATGACCTAAGAATTGAGTTGTACGTGCTTTTAAGTCTTTATCTGTTTCAACAGTAATTGGTTTAACTTCATTGACTGCGTAACCTTTTTTAGCATTACCGAACACAAACATGTTGTCAGGAACTCCACCATCCACTTTTACTGGGAAACCAAATAAACGACCTACACCACCTACTGTTGGATCCGCGATAAAGATTGGTTTTCCATTACCGTCTAGGATTGTCGCAAGTTTATTCCACACAGTAGCATTGTTAGCGTAGATCGCTGCACCGTTAGCAAATTGTGATTTAAGCATGCCGAAAGCTTTTGTTAAATCAGTGTATTTTAAGCCTGCTGTTGCATCATACTCAACTTTTTGAGCTGTTGTACTTAATTCAGTAACCGCACCTTTAAATTCATCTGTACCGTTACCTGTAAATACTTTAGAACCAACTAAATCACCGATACGATCCACTAGCTCGTCTTTTAGGTACTGCATGAACGCAGGAACAGACATAGACTCGATTTTAAATGATACTTCGATTAATTTAGCGACTTCTTTTCCTTCTAAACGAACGTCCACGAATTCGTTTTCTTCTACTTCTGTGGCAGTCTTTTCGCTGTAGAATTTTGCATCCCCTGATTTGATTGCTTTATGTTTTGGTAACGTTAAAATACCTTTGTAAAAGAATTTGCGCGCGTCACCAAAGAATGGGTGTTCCTCTGAGATAAGACCAATAATTTCATCCACAATATGCTTTGGAATCACTACTTGGTTATCCTCTGCATAAGTGACATTGTTCATTTCTGTAAATACTGCTTGCTCGTTAGCTGATAGTGGCTTGTTCATTACCGTTTTTGCAAATGCATTTTCCATTAATTCTAATTCGTTTGAAGATTTGTTTTGTACGTTCTCAACTTGTGTCATATTAGTAAGTTCCCCTTCGTTAATTGATTTGTTTTCAATGTCGATCATTGTTTGTTGTTTTAATGCGTTTAAGTTCGCAAGTTCTTTCTGTGTGTTTTCGTATTGGTTGTCCAAGGCTTCAATTTCCTTCATTTTTGATTGAGAGTCTTCAATATTACCCTCTGCAATAAGTGTTTCTGCTACATTTAATAATTCATTACGTTGTTCTAAGTATTGATCTTTTTTCATATTTACTTAATCCCCTTTAGTTTTAATAAGTTTAGCCGCGCATTTAATTGCGCTGTTTGGTTTGCTTTAAATTTAGTCTCTTTAAATTCGTTAATTAGCTGTTCTGGTAACATTCCAATTGCACCTCCATTAGCTACTAACGATACAGGGTCAACAGAATTTGTATTGTCCTCGAACATAATAGAATCAATGAACCCTAACTCTTTCGCTTTTTGTGGGCTAAGCCATGTCTCCTTGTCCATAAGCTCAAGAATTTTTTCTTTTGTCATACCTGTTTTAAGCACATAGGCATTCGCAATAGTTTCGTTTGCGTTCTTTAAGATTTCTGCTACATGTTCATGATCGTGACAATCTCCACCAGATTGCAATGATACGTTGTGAATCATAAGCTGAGCTGTTGGGCTAATCTCTGACCTACGAGCCATTGCGATAATGGAAGCTGATGATCCTGCAAAACTATAAATCTTAATAGTTACTTCTCCTTGATATTCTCGTAATGCCGTGTATATTTCACTACCCGCGAATACGTTGCCACCGCCGGAATTAATAATAATTTCTATTGGTTCATTGCCGACTAATTGACTTGTAATATCGTATGGACAAGTTGCTTCAACCCCATACCAGTCATATATCTCTTTATGATCGTTAAGTACGATTGCCCCTTTTATTTCTACCCGCTTCATCACTAATCACCTCCTTTAACAGAGGTATAGCTACCTGTTTTACTTCCGTTTTCGCCTTCCTTCGCGGTATCCAATCGAAGTAAATATTCATCACCATGCGGTACAGGGTGCATATTAAGTACTTTACGAACTTCATTAGGAGATAAGATAGCACGGTCAACTAAAGCGGTTAATGCTAGTTTTGTCTGCATAGATGCAAATGCTAAATCGGAACCTTCAAATACAATTCTGTTACCAAATGAGCGTTCCTTACGGCTAAATAGTTTTCGTGAAAACTCAGTTGATAGTTGCTTAACTATTGGCTCAATACTAGTTTCATAGAACGCAATCCATTCTGACTCATTGTACTTTGCCTGTACAATCTTTTCGTTACAGTTAAAGTACGAGTAAATTCGATTGTTATTCTCACGTTGTAAGTCTGAGGACGGCATATAAGATTTTGGCTCTACTCGTTCAGCCTCTAATTTAGAGTCGATAGAAGCCGCACCTGCGAAGTCAGTGTTCTCGATGTCTAAATAAGAATTAACAAACTCTTTCGTTTTTGCCTTCTGGTCTTCTGGGCTTAGGTTATTTTGGAATTTCAATAGCCATTGAACAACGTTACTACTTTTTATGGCTTTAACTATCCCTTGGTCTAACGTGCCTATAACTTCCATCATGCTTTGTAACGCTTCGAAGTTAGGATTACCGAATATTTCGCTTTCGTTATAATCCTGTTTTAAATGGATAATATCGCTATACTTAAATGTGACATTATTGCCATTGCGTAAAGTGAATTTCAGATAGATGTCCCCATTCGGTGCTTTCATCGCCTGTGTACTCATAGCAACGATTGGATATAAGCCGTTTGCATAGCCCATTTCATCGCGATTAATATAAATAAATGCGTTATTGTTTAACTCTAATTGCGTTACAACCTTTTCTAGCATCTGTTGCATAGACATAATCGGATTCGGTTCTTCCAATAGGAACTTCATATAAGCATCTGGATTAATCTTTAATCCTTTTGTATCTTCTCTAATATGCTTCGCTGTCGTCTTTGCGATTGCTTTTGCTTTAACTCGAATTATCGAACGAATTAAGTCATTGTTATAGACTTGCCCGTCCCATGCAACGAATGAGCTACCGTTTGTTGTTGAAATCATTTTAACGGCATCACCTTTTGTTACTTTAACGGAATCGTTTTTCATCCTAGCGAATGGATTTAAACTAATTTTCAATACTTTATCTCCTTTCTTACGAAACTATTGCGCGATAGTCAGCTTTGTTATCACTCAAAACTACGAATGAATCTAACATAGCCGCCAATCCATCAATTCGTTTACGTTGATTTTTACCCTTGTGCGGTTTAATATTTCCGTTTGTGTCTGTCATAACTGCCGTATTCATTAAGCACCATTTAGTAATTGGATTGTTGTTGTAATTTATTTTCTTTTTACGTAATAAAGCGTGTAGTTCCTGCATTGGTAACGAAAGTGTTTTAGCGTATTGACTTACACCAAGCATCGTATTTTTACCAAACTCGTTTTCCATGTCTTCTACGAAATATCTTGCTGACCATGCATCGTACCCAATTAAGTACATATAAACGTTGTGTTTATTTTGCATCTCAACAAACCACGCTGTAACATCCCTATAACTAATCGTATCTCCTTCACATAATCGTAAGTAGCCTTGTTCGTGCCAAACATCATAAGGCACATTGTCCTCCTTAACTCGATCTTCAAGTAAATCTGAAGGCAACCAATACATATGTTCATAGAATATTTCGTTACTACCAGGAATCATAAACCCGAAACACGCCGCAGTTAAATCCGTTGTCTGTGATAAGTCCACCCCACCAATTGCATACTTTGGCTTTAAAACTTCAATATCAAATGTCGCTTCGTTATTTGCTTGTTCAAACGTTAGCCATGCCTGCTCGCTATTTTGGCGGACATTGAAATCCTTACATAATAAGTTCGCTCTTAACACAGGGTTCTTCATTGCCTTTTGAACCTTACGTGCTAGTTCGTCTTTATCTTTTATTATGCCTAGTGCCGGATTTGCCTTTTCCCAACATACTTCATCTGTCCACTCTTCCTCGGAATCCAATTCATATACAAAAGCTATTACTCTGTCATCTCTATAGCTTTCATCATCATAACCGCGGATGATCTCTTCAAATTCCTGATATTTAATATCAAATATTCCTTCCCTTACCGTCCCCGCTGTCGTTGTAATAATTGATAAAGGTTGTTCACGCGCTGACATACCGTCAACTATAACGTCATACAAGTTTTTATCTTTAATCGCGTGTAACTCATCAATTAATGAACAATGAACATTAAGACCGTCTAATGAATTTGAATCACTGGACAATGGTTTGAACGTACTCTCTGTTGCTTCAAGCTTCAATTCATTAACAAGGCATTTAACACGTTTGTTTAATACAGGCGATTTCTTAATCATACGGCGGGCTTCATCCCATATAATTTTCGCTTGGTCTTTCTTTGTTGCTGCACTTACTACTTCCGCTCCCATTTCACCATCTGCAGCTAACATATACAGTCCCATTGCAGAACCTAATGTTGATTTACCATGCTTACGAGTAATAATCAAAGCAATCTCTTTAACCATTCGGTAATCTTCTGTTTTATGTACAAAGCCGAATGTCGTTGCAACAATCGCTTTTTGCCATATCTCTAACATAAACGGCTTTCCTGCTAATTTACCTTTCGAGTGTTTACAGAAATTCTCAATAAATTCGATAGCGTGATTCGCTTTCTTAGAGTTATATTCATATTCATAATCGGGGTCATTCATCCTGCGGACAATTTCTTGCATAGTCTTGTAAACCTTTTGAGAAACTGTTACTTCTCGCTTTTCAATCATGTCCCAATATTCGAGAATAGGATTGTAGTTGATTGGGTAACGTTTCATTTGTGATTGTTTAGCCTTCGTCACTTGTCATTCACGAACGACTCGAAACCATCGTCTATAACTCCGTTGACTTGTGCTGTTCCCAACAAGTCTGATAACTGTTTACAAATAACTTGATACTGCTTCACCAATTGCACGTACTGGCGAACTACTGGGCGCTCTCTTTCATACGGAGGCGTTTTCTCTGATTGCGTAAACATTTCTACAAATCCATTTTTAAGTAGGTCTTCTTCCATATCTTCTAAATTGATACGGATAAAGGCACAACGTTTTATCAAGCCTTCGTTCGACTTAACTTTTTCCGGACTCGCTTCCTTCAACACGCCTTTAATCCTGGTGTACTCCTTTGTAATCCGTTTACTTCGCTGTTCATAGTCAATAGTCGGGGCATCTTCCATCAAGTTGTCGTTACTTCCCATAGAATTACCTTCCTTTCGTTAAAAATTGTTAGTGTAGGGGGCTATAGTACGGCTTGTGTATTACAGAAAGCCCCATCATCGTTTCCCACACTCGATTTTTTTCAAATAATTTAAGGGGGTACTAGAAAAAAACTTTGCACACTTTTTTGAAAAGAATTTTTTATTTCTTTCCAAAATAAAAGACACATACTCATAACAAGTACATGTCTTCTTTATTCACTCAATATTAATTGTCCGTTCTCATCAAACATACAACCTTCTGGTATTCCGTTCCTATTCTCTGGATTGCCAAACGTTTTCTTATTGTGGCAAGGTACACAAAGATACTGTAAGTTATTATGATTCAATGTAATATCGGGGTCATTAATGTTCCCTATATTAATCTCCTCGATATGGTCAACGATATAACCTAACGTAACCTTTCCTTCACGTTCGCACCATTCGCATAGTCTGCCATTATTTAAACTATTTATATAAGCCTGTCTAGTTTTCTTCCATGCTTTAGATTTATAAAACTTTCGCGCTATTTCAGTATGTTCTAGTACCATTCCTACTTATCACCTTTCAAGGCATAATAAAAAGCCGATAACATTCCGTTACCGGCTTTGGATGTTAGGTGTTACACTAATCCATCTGCACAAGCATCATCTACCACTTCCTAAATTGGCTTGGAAATATCCCAATTAGGAATCTGCTTTGCTTGTTTCTCTTGTAATAGAGTTTGCCATAAATCACTATTCACTATTGCAAGAATAGCATCCATCTCTAAGAAAGTTATTTGTTCAATATTCTTGTTCACTCGTTCATAAACATCTTCAACGCTTGTGAAATTTTCCCATGGTTTCATTTTATCAAAATGAATATCCCCTATAGTTTGATACATATAATCTTCAAAATCATATGGGTCTTTAAATACTTTACGCATCATATCGTTTACCACTCGGTAAGTTTCCTCTGTTGTTAATGGTCGGTTGTTTGGTGTGTTAGTCATTTATCCTTCTCCTTTGAGTGTTATTGTAATTACTTGTTCTAATACCTATTATAACCTGCATAATGAGACTACCAATTTAGTATCCTCTCATACTTGTTTTATAAAAGACTTAATTGTGCCTATAACTATATTCAAAGATAAAATACACATAAAGTCTTTTATTTATTTAGATTAAAAGTGTTAACTGATTCGGACACCACACCTACATTTACCGTAAAATTTACGTAAAAAATACGGTAAATTATACGTAATTGTATTGACGCGAGTAAATATAAGTGCTATAATAAAAGTATAGAAAGGAGGTGAAAGAAATGGATTACCAAACAATACTAAACATCATAAAAGAAGTTGGAACAGTGGTCGGTGTTCTTGGTGGAATTACTTCCCTAGCAATAAACATCCAAACACTAAATAACAACCGAAAGAAAAAGGAACAACAAAAGAAAAAGCGACGAACTCCCGCCAAGAAGAAACGTCGCAAATAGACGAAAGAAGGAGACGAAAGTCTCCTTTTTCACTTTTATATTAACGCAATTTATAAGTAGAAGCAAACACATCAACTCAAGATATTTATGCGTTAATTCCACGTAACCTTTCCTATAATGTATAGGTAACTAACGGTGTAAAATATGGATTACTTCTTATAATGTAAAGGCACAAAACGTTGTTAAATATGGTGTTATATACAGTTTTATAACTAAGAAGAAGAGAAATTTTTCATTGTGCCAGTAGTAAACTAAGTTACGTCATTGTGACGGCATATTTAGCTATTTACGTCCATTTTAAAGCGTTTCTCCACGTCAGATAACAAGAACATGCGTTCTTATTCAAAACGCCTGTAATAGGCTTTAAAGCGCCTTTAAAAGCATATCGAAATTTACATCTTTAATTTGAGTATCACTAATAAATATTTTTTTCCGTCTTACAGTTTTCGCATTTAAAAACAGGAACATCGTTTTGTATTGTAAAACTGAATACGTGGTCACAATTCGTTTGTTTTAAATACAGTTGAATATAGTCGTTTATCATATTATAATCAATCTCCTTTGTGTGGCGCGAGGCAAGCGCGTGTCCTATGTTTTTATTCTTTTATTATTTAAAACCATCGACAATATACAGTTATAGATATTACCGCTAATATGTTCACATATTCCGATAGGTATATACGTTTTATTTTATATACAGGTATTAGCGTTATTCTTTATATCCCTAATTTATTTATTGAAATACTGATATGGAGCGATAGCGACATAGAGGATTTATGCGTTAGCATAAAGACTCGTTAATATATAAGTCTTTATAGTAAATATTTATAGTAAGTATTTATAACGTCTAATTTTTAGACTAGCCTAGTACAAAATTTAGACTGCCTTAGTCTAATTTTTAGACTACGTTGATTTAAAAGCCTCCTTTCGAGTATTTAAACGTTGTCGCACTTCTTCATTTCTCCTCTTAATTAGTTCTGTTTCTGGGTACTTCTTTATAAACTCGTCAACCGTTTCAATCAAAGGGTTTATTACATACACATTATTACCGTAGTATGGGTGTTTTTGAGCTGTTATTAAATTCAGCTCTTGTAATACCTGTAATGCATTTGCTACTGTCCCACGACTGATATTTAACGTTATTTCAATCTCGTCATATGTCGGATACGCATAACCATATTCTCGATTAAAGTTTTTAAGTAAAAACATATAAACTAATACTGTGTTAGCGTTAAATTTCGGATGTAACGTATAAATATTCATAATAGTATTCGGTATAGCCGTCCAACCTTCTACAGCTTCAAACGGTAATACAGAATGTACTTTCGGCATGGAATCCGCCACATAATCCCCCTCTTTAACAATTTGATTTACTTCCCAAAAGCCGAACAATCCTTTTGAAACTGTCCGACACGTATGAAACTATGTTTATTTACGTAGCTATAACGTCGCCAACCGTTTACAGCCTCTTTAAATTTCGTTTGCATATTCGAATTAATCTGTAATAGAATAGTTAGTAATTAAAAAGTGTAATTGCTAGGATATAAACGACGCCAACCGTATATATCCCGCTAAATCTTTGTACCTATAAACTTTTTCGCCTGTATGTGTTGCTTGGTTAAACGCCAAATACTATTTACAATACTGCTGTCAGACCGTGAGTGTCTGCAAACACTCATCTGTATGTAGTAGCGTGATAGAATCCGTCTAAAACGCTCTGATTGTCTTCGTAACACGTTTTAT